TTCGAGTTATGGAACGGGGATCACTAGTGGTTTGGCTGATGGTGGAAGAGTGGGATTAAAAGATGGTACTGTCCCCAGCTGGGCTCAAAATGCTGATGTAAGAGGGTACAAAACAGGTTCTAATTTATTAAGTGATAACATACCTACTTTTAGTAGAACAGATATAATGAATTTTATTAAAAACAATCCTGGAGGTTTAAATAGTAAAATGTTTAATCAAGAAGGATTAATAGAAGATGAGGATGGAAACTTAATAGTTTCCAATAGTAGAATGACCAATCCTGAACTTCGTCCCTTGGAAGTCAGTGAAATTAATTCCCCAACTGAACAATTTGGTAGCGGTTTTGATGTTCAAGCGAGCGAGATTAAACAAGTAGGTCCACGTAATGAGTTGATAGAAACAGATCAAACGGATTTTGAAAAAGTTTATAGAGATATGTTAACTTCTCCAATGGATTTTGATTTTACTCAAAGTGCAGCAGAATCACAAAAGGAAAAAGATTTAATAGATAAAGGTAGTATCACACAAATTATTAATGAAAGTATGATACCAGAAGTTAATGCTGCGGACAGTGCAGAGGCGGCCGCAAATAATCCAGGTGAAATAATAACACTTAATAATTCAGCAGAAGATGAAGTAACTACTCTGGGAGAAGGTGATTTAGAATCTATGATTTCGAGATATGAAGATTTATTAGGAATGAAAGAAGCTAAAGGTCAAAAATATAGTAATATGGCTTTAAGACTGGCTGCCGCTAAAGGCGATACAACTATGGAAAAATTACAAAATTGGTTTGGATCAGAAGAAAAAGCTGAAGATGAAACAACTAAGGTTAAACAAGCAGCAGCGATGTTAGGTATTAAAGGGGAGCAAGCTCAGAAACTTTATGAAACTAAATTAAAAAATACTAAAGGAATGTTCACTAAAAAAGTAGAAGAAATTATGAGCTCTAAAGGTGTAGATAGAGCAACTGCGGTTAACATGTCTTTAAATCTTCCTGCTAATTTAGATGCGGCTTTAATAGTTTATAAACAAAAAAATGGGATGCCTCCAACACCAGAGGATTTTGATACTATAGCAAGAGCACAGGGAATAACACGTTTACCAGAAGATCCTACAGGTTTAACAGGTAAATTTTATATTCCGGGAGAACAGGCAATTGTAGTTTATGAAGAGGGTGTATTCAACAAAGCTAAAAGCCAAAGTTACAAAGCAAAATAGGAGAATAAATGGCCGATTATTCATCCATTTTAAGTCAACTAGAAGGACCCTCTAACGTAACCGAAATTGTTTCAGAAGAAAATGAAACAGGAACATTTCAATCTATTATGGCAGGTCTAGGTTCTGGTTTATTTAAAATACCAGAAGGAATTTTTTCTTTGGGCGCAACTTTAATAGACTTAGGTGCAGATACAAATAAAGCGGCTGATGTAGAAGAATTCTTTGCAAAAATAAATCCTTTCGATGAAATGGCAGCAGCCACAACTGCTGGGAAAATTACTGAACTTATAACCAACCTTGCAATTCCAGGAGGAATTGCTTTTAAACTGGGCAATACTGCAGTCAAAGCAGCGAAGGGTGGAAAATATTTAAATCTCTCAGGCAACGCTGGGAAAAATATAGAAAAAGGAATTAAAAAAACTGTTAATCGTAAGAATAAAATAAAAGCTTTTGATGAAGCAGCTACTAGTATGGAAAAAGCTGCCGCGTTTGCGGCGGGTGCAGGAGCAGGTGGAGTAGCAGAAGGAATTTTTGTAGGCGATGTAGAAGATGCAGGTACTTTTGGAGATTTAATTGGAGGACCGACTGCATTAGAAAGAGAAATAGAAGGAGATGTTTATGATCCTGGAAAAGAAATTTTAAATAGAATTAAATTTGGAACGGAAGGCGCGTTATTTACAGGTGTATTAGGAAGTGCGGGAGCCGCTATTAAAAAATTAAAAGATACAAGAAACGCAGGAAAAGTAGCAGATAAAGGTTTATTAGATTTTTTAAAAAAAAACTTATCATCCTCTGGTAGGATGGGAAAAGAAGTTTTTGAAACGAGTAAAAGAATAGAAGGTGCTGTGGCAGGCGATATTAATATGGCTGAAACAACAGTACAAGAAATAGATGGTTTAATTAGTGGTTTATTTCCTTACTTTAAAAGACTTAAAGGAGATAAAGTAGTAGATGCGGAACGAAGAAAAATTTTAGAAAAAATGAATAAACTAATACTTTCCGGACAAACAACTCCAGAACAATTAGCAAAATTAAGAAGACTCCCTGGAGAAAAAGATGCAGTCTTTGCCGCAAGAAGAAAAGAATTTTTAGAAAACTCACAAATTACTCCTACCATTACTGGAACTAAAGTTTTAAATCAAGCAGGAAAAAATGCTTTAGAAAATAGTAAAAGAATAGATCGACAATTAAAACTAACTAAAGAACGTTTAGCTGAACTTAATAAATCAACTAAAGAGAAAAATGATCCTGCCTATTTAAAAGCTGTTTCATTTAATACTAAAAAGTATAATGATCTTTTAAACCAAAGAAGAAGATCAAAAATTAATCCTAAATTAAATGAAAAACAATTTTTAAAAAAAATTCTAGAAAATAAAAAACCAAAAGAATTAGATTTTGTAACGGAAGAAATTCAAGCAGTTAGTTTAGGTGGTATGAATAAAAAACTACAAAAAGAATTTATTAAAGACATTAAAAAACTTCAAGGTAAAAATATATTAAAAGATAGTAAACATGGTAAAGCATTAGAACAAGACATTAGTGATATGATGGCCCATTTAGGTTTATTAAGAATGGGGTGGAATAAATTATTCAGTATGGTTGGAGCAAGATTGGATACCAACGGCGTTAGAAAATTTGAAGAATTATTTGGTAAAAAAATTAGTACTTGGTTAGACCGTAGTTATAATGTCTTTAAAGGAAGGAATACTCGTCTTCTAGAGAACTATCCCATTACAGCGCAAGCCATGAAAGATGCTAAAGCTATGTTTCAAAAAGTTTATCAAGACTCAATAGAAGGAATTAAAGGAGTGCCTCAAAAATTAACAGATTCCCAATTACAACAAACTATTAATAATGTTGTGAGTCCAAAAAATTTAAAATTTGATAGAGGATTTAGATTAGCAGATAAAGGGGATCCTTCTTTTAGGGTTCCTGGTTTTTTTGTAGGAAAATCATCTGCAGATGAAGTTTTTAAATTGAATAATCCTACAAGGTTGTCCGAATTAACAGGTATTCAACGAGATGCCATGAATACTTTGCTTGGAAAAAATGATGATGCTTTACAAACTATTATTACAGCTACTCAAGATCTTTCAAGTTTTGTAAGAAATAATCAACTTAAAGATGAATTGCTTATTGTAGATAAAACTTTAAAAAAAGTTGGAAGAACTGGAATTTTTGCTGATACATTAGAAGAAGGTACTGAAAGATTTGCTAAACCAGGTCAAGCTATTCAAGAAGGGGTAGATTTTAAGCAAGTCGGACAGGGGGTAAAAAGAGGAAAAAGAGGTCTTGAGGGTTTACATAAAATTAAAGGTTCTAGGGGTTCTGTAGACTATGATCAAACTTTAAAACCTATTAGAATGTCCGAAATTACAGGGGACAAAACTTATAAATCTATGGGGTTAGACGAAGTTCAGCCTACTTATCCCAGTAAGGCCGGAGTGCGAGAATTAATGCCTATCCTTGATCCTATTGCTGATAAATATGCTTTAACGGGCAATGTAGATGCTCTTTTTAAACCTCTTAATGAAATGGCCAATAGTCAAAGTTTAAGATCTAAAGTTTATCAAAATTTAATTTTATACCCTAAAGCCACTTCACAAATGGCCAAAACAATTCTTTCTCCATTTACCCATGCTCGTAATTTTATTAGTGCAGGTGCATTTGCTATGGCTAATGGTATGATTCCATTTGCGGATCGTGAAGCGGTAAGACAAGCTTGGAATGCATTACAGACTCCATTATTAGGTACAAGAAAAGCTATTAAAGCAGGGACTAATATTAAAAGATTAGCTAATGAAACAGATCAACAATTTAAAATAAGAAAAGCTAATTATTTAGAGGGTAATGAATTTTATCAAAAATTATTAAAACTTGGAGTAGTTAATTCTCAAGTACAATTAGGAGATCTTCAAAATTTATTAGGTGATGTAAAATTTGGAGGGATAACAGGAAAAGTTGCTGAAAGTTTAGACAGTTACGGATTAAATAGAATGTTAAAATTTTTAGGGAAAGCTAAAAAAGTTTCTGAAGATCTATATACAGCTGAAGATGATTTCTGGAAAATTTTTTCTTTTATAGGAGAGGGTAAAAGATTAAGAAGTTCTTATAGAGCTGCTGGAATTTCAGGGGCTCAAGAATTTCATGATCTTGCGGGAGCTAAAAGAATTAAACAATTAGTAGAAGATGGAATGTCACAACAGCAAGCAGAAAAACTAGTTCCTACTGTTAGATTAACAGAAGATTTTTTAGATAACGAAGCAGCTTTAATAGTAAGAAATAATATTCCCAATTATGGTTATGTTTCTGATTTTGTAAAAGGATTAAGAAAATGGCCAATTGGTAACTTTGTATCTTTTCCTTCTGAAATTATAAGAACAGGAACTAATGTAGTTGAAAGAGCATTAGATGAAATTTTTTATAGAACTACTATCAATGGTAAATTAGTTAGTCCTTTACGTAATGTAGGAATAAGAAGATTATCGGGAATGGCTTTCACTACGGCCGCCGTACCTGCAGGTGTAGTTGCGGGTATGTCTGCATTATATGATGTAACTGAAGAAGAAAGAGCGGCTCTTAAAACCTATGTGGCAGAATGGTCGAAAAATTCTACATTAGTTCCCATTAGAGATAGTGAAACAGGTAAATTAAGTGTCATAGATTTTAGTCATAGTAATGCATATGATACTTTAAGCAGACCCATTCAAACTATCTTAAATAAGGTGGCTGCCGGAGAAGGCGATAGAGATGGAATGATGGATGATTTTTTTAAAGGCATGATTGAAGCTACTAAAGAATTAGGACAGCCTTTTATAAGTGAATCGATTTGGACGGAAGCATTGTCAGATTTATGGATGAGAGGTGGAAAAACAAGAGAAGGATTTGATGTATGGGAGGATAAAGATAGTTACGGAACGATGTTTAAAAAAGGAATAGCCCATTTAGGAATGTCTCAAGCCCCTTTCAATTGGAAACAACTTGAAAGATTAGGTTTATCTATGAGGCCTGTAAATGATTTAGGAAGAATAGATGACAGAGGAAACCAATATGAATTTGGAAAAGAAGCTTTAGGAATTATAGGATTTAGAGCTCAAGAAGTAGACCCTAATAAAGGAATTGTATATAAAATTGCTCAATACAATAGAGATGCAAGAGATTCTAAATCTTTATTTACTCAAGAAGTATTAAAAGGAGGGGTTACTACTCCTAAACAAATTATAGATGCATATATAAATGCCAATAGGGCTTTATTTATAACTCAAAAAACTTTATATAAAGATATTAACGATGCCAAAATTTTAAATGCTAGTAAACCGGAATTAGCGCAATCTTTAATTGGTGGAATAGGTAGAAAATCATATGGTAAAATATCTAATGGTGTCTTTACACCTGTTAATGTTTCTAAAAAAGTTAGACAAAAATTTCAAAAAATTACAGAAGAATTACAGAAAACAGATCCAAGTTATACGAATCCTCTTTATGATGCTTTTGGTGCTATTGCTAATATTAGCGCTCAATTATTTAATGTTGGATTAGAAGAAGAAGAAATGCTTCCAAAAATTAATAATCCATTTAATACGCCTCTTATTTCTAATCTAATAGGTGCACTCAATAAGCAACTACCACCATTACCCAATGCTAATATGCAAGCTTTAAATACCGGAACTCAATTTGGAAATGTAAACACCAATATTAGCCCTGCCGACCAATATGCGGCTTTATTTCCTGGAGATACTTTAGGTAAATTAGGAGCACAAAACCAAACAAGCAATAAGAATCTAGGACAAACTTAATGGGCATGAAACCAAAGACAACCCGCGAACATATTCTGTCCCTTTACGGACACATTACTGGAGTTAAAAAAGATTTAGCACATGTACATGAAGATGTAGAAAGTTTGGGCGGCAAGATAGACAAGGTCTATTGGGTTCTTTTGACTGTTGCGGGTACAGCAGTACTCTTCGTTGCTGAAAGGTTACTAGGATGAACCTGAGTCAAAACTTTTCCTTAAGAGAGCTTACCAAATCGCAGACCGCGGAGCGTAAAGGAATCTCCAATGAACCCTCAGAAGAACATATAGAAAATTTAAAATTACTTTGCACAAAAATACTTCAACCGATTCGAAATGAATGGGGCGTTGTCAGTATATCCTCGGGCTACCGCAGCCAAGCGCTGTGCGAAGCCATCGGCTCAAAAATTACTAGTCAACATGCTCGCGGCCAAGCGGCTGACTTTGAATGTTATAGTATAGATAATAATAAACTTTTTAACTGGGCCATTAACAACGTAGAATTTGATCAAGCCATTTTAGAATTTTACACAGGCGACGCGGACAGTGGTTGGCTCCACATGTCATACAATGAAGACAATAATCGTGGTGAAACACTAAGAGCATTTCGAGAAAATAATAAAGTAAGTTACCAAAAAATATAAGACTATGAAAAATAGTCTACTGGTGCATAAGCACCTGATCATTCGAGCTGAAGCTATCAGACCCCCAACGGATGAAAAAAAATTAACAGAATGGTTTAAAGAATTTATTGAATCTATCAGTATGAAAATAATGATGGGTCCTTATGTTAAGTACTGTCACATGAAAGGTAATCGTGGCATCACTGGAATTGCAGTGATTGAAACTTCACACATTGTTATGCATGTTTGGGATGAACCGCACCCGGCTCTAATGCAGTTTGATATTTATTCTTGTGGAGAATTTAAACATACAGAAATCTGTAAAAAAATTATGGATGACTTTGAGATTCACAAAATAGAATATAAATATTTGAACCGCGAAACGGGATTGCAAGACATATAAACCTATTTCTAATTTTCGGGAAAAATTAGCTCATCCTATAAAATCCCATATCTATTTAAATCCATTCCTTTAATTCTTCACCCATAACAGCTGAAGCAATATTAATTTTCTTTCTTAAAGCTTTGACAATTTTTTCATCAACAGTATCTCGCGCAATCAAATCAATATAAGTAACAGATTTTTCTTGACCAATTCTATGCGCCCTATCTTCTGATTGTAATCTTTTCTCCAGGTCATAACCATTTGAATAATAAATAACATTACTCGCTGCAGTTAAAGTAATTCCATAACCACCGGTTTGGGGATTACCTACAAAAAATCTTGCCTTAGATTTTGGATCTTGAAATTTCTCTATATTTGTTTGCCTCTTTTTAGACTCAATTGCGCCATAATATTGTACTATTGAGTCTTCACCGTATTCATCACTAATTGTGTTCACAATTTGTTTAATGTCATAAACATAGTTAGCCCAAATAATAACTTTACCTTCAATTTCATCTAATAAATTGAGCAATTCGGACATTCTATTATTTTTAAATTCCTGAATAGTGCCATCATCTGCCGTAAAGTGGCCACAAGTTATCTGGTGTAAACGCATCAATTGTGTCAGAACATGAGGCGCCGTTGCAATTTTGCCATTAAGATGAGCGAGGGCCGCGGATTTCATAGTTGAATAAGCCTTCTTTTGCTCATCACTTAAATCTATTTCTCTACGCATGTAGACTTTAGGGGGCAAATCTAAGCAATCTTCCTTTAAAATTCTATAAGAAAATTTCTTTAAGGTCTCGGCTAATTCATCCAGCCTTCTATAACTAGCAACGATTTGAACTCTTCTCCCTCCAAAATTTCTTTCAATCATTTGAGCGTATCTATTTCTAAAGGTATAAAAAGAACTAAAGCCTAATAAAAATTCATTTAAAAAGGCACATTGACTATATAAATCCAGGGGTGATTTAGTAACAGGAGATCCTGTTAAAATTCTTCTATATTTTGCTTCTTTACTTAAAGCTAAAATAGCTTTGGTTCTTTTAGCAGTAGGGTTCTTAATGGTTGTAGATTCGTCAACCGCCATTAATGTTTTATGGCATCTTAAAAACTTACCAGCAAACTCTACACCTTTTTTAGTAGACAAAGCTTCAACATTCATAAGAAGGATGTGAAGGTCATAGTCTATTTCAAATAA